AGCACCGGACAGATACTGCCATGCATTCTCAGGGTTGTTATCCATCAGCTGGCTGAAGTCACCCCAGAAGGAGTTGGCTGCACTTTGCTGACGACCAGGAGTAGGCATATCCATTACTGGACGCTGGAAGTTCTGTGGAACTCCACGCTCTTCCTGTTGTGCAATCTCGTGTGCAAATTGCTGACGAGCATAGTGATCTTCGATCTGTGCACGCTCAGCTGCGGTGGGAGTCGGATAAGGACCTTGTGCACCGAAGAAGCCGTTTACATAGTCAGCAAGGACGTCAGGGTTGGTGAGCATGATGTTCATTGCAGCTCTCTCTTCAGAGGCTGAATCAAGCATCAGGTTCATTGTGCCGTTACGGCCAACCTGTTCAATCAGAGCGTCTTCTACTGCACATGCGTAGTTGTTAAGCAGTGCAGGAGCTTCAGCACCGAAGTGCTCAAGAACTTCAAGACTTACGTCAGAGATTTGGCTGAGGTAAGAATCACTTGGAGCGCTTTGGCTTTGGCTTAGATACTGTGCTTGTGCGGCCTGCTGCTGCTGAGCGACCATCTGCTGGATTTGGGCTACTTCCTGGGCCGAATATGCCGGGGTTGAAGCTTGGGGAGCGTAAGTCTGCTGCGCCTGACTCGCCCATTGTTGCTGAGCGGGTGACCCCCAACTGGCCTGGGTACTGGCCTGAGTTGTTGGAGTCTGATACGCCGAGTACGACGCCGGGGCCTGGGATGCTTGCTGTGTATTCAGGCTTGCGCTGAGAGCCTGGAACGCGTCCTGCCAAGGATTCGCTGCTGCTGCCGGGGCCGCCGAAGCTTGCGGGGCCGCCATTGGCTGGTAACCCGTTGGAGCCTGAGGCGCCATAGGTGCCTGGGGTGCTGCCTGGTAATTGGACGGGGCGCTCATCCCGTGTGGGGAGGCCAAGCTGGGAACGCTTACGGTCGGCGTCGCTGAGCTTGCTTGGACGGCGGTCGCCATCGTCGGGCTTGTACTTTCCACTGTAACTTAACTCCTTACGTAAAAATTCGAGTGATCTATATAGGAACCCTGTGATATCAAGATTCGGGTCAGCCGCTAATGGCTGATTGGGCATTTGTGGATGTGGTAGTTGATATAACGTACCAAGCATCTGTGTAAATGTATTGAAAGCTTGTTGAGATTGTTGGACCATCCTGAATGGAAATCCAGTCAACATGGCAGCACGTTCTTCATCAGTTTTGCTAGGGAAGAGATACTTAAGTGCTTCAATAGAATCAACACCTAATTCTTGTAAGTTTCTAACGACAATACTGTTGTTGAGTATGCCTTGAGAATCTTCTTCGAAAATCTCCCCGGTCCAGCGCCAATTAACTTTGCTGCTGCCATCTGGGATTAAACCAGTAACCCCATTAGGTATTTGACCTGACTCAATACTAGCAGAAAACAATTTACCCCTAGTATCAAGGAATTTCTTCTGATCTTTTAGATATTTGATTTGTGCTTTTTCAAAGTCTTCTTGCTCTTCAAATTGCTCTTGTAGTGGTGGTTCTGGATTGACTAGTCCTACTGCAGTGGCAAACGACTGTTCGAACAAGTATTCTTCATGTTGAATCATCAGTGCAAATAACTTGCACAATCCATACTCAAACAAAGCTTTTGCTTTCTTCTCTGCTGTAGCAGCACATCTGCCATACAGAGATTTCATTTCATAAGCAGACGATGCCATATTAAAGTCAAGGTCATCTACACCACCAAGTGCAAGACGAATCTCTGACCTGTATTGCTTGACATACATGTTCTGGTCACCACTGACTGCATCAGGTGTCATGTAAGACACGCGGTCCGTTGGCTCTAGGTTTGCAATTACACGTGGAACTTTGATTTGTCCATCAATACCAGCACTGAAGCCAGGTGAACTCGTTCGTGTGCTAGGTCTGTCCATTGCGTAGAACCCAGCTTGCGAACTAATGGTTGGACGCATAGAGCCTTCATCACCACTCTCAAGAATGTCGTGACGAGGACGGCTTGATACCAGAGTGGGATTACCAAAGAACTTCATGTTCTTACGGACATTACGCACCAGCTCATCATGGAACAAAATTTGATTTGACATCCAATCAAATTCACCTACTCCTGTCGACTCCCCTGTGCAGTCCAAGTGATTAAAGACTTCTACTGCAGGAATGAAACCTAAGCTATTGCTAAGAGTTTCAGTTTGTCCTGGCTGCTGCATTGTCATTGCATTAGTGCCGTTTTCAAACTCAATCTTTTCGTTCGATATGGTTTGCTCAATACGGTCTTTGTAGACTTTTAGCTTGATATGTTTTTTACGTCCACCGCGATTATTAGGAATAGCGTAGACATCCATCATGTTCTGCTCTTTTACAGCAAATGAATAGATAAGCTCTACATGCTCAATCTCACCGGACTGGTCCCTATAGCATCTATAGCTATCTTTAGGAAAATATAATATTTGATATGTCTCGCCTGATGGTCTGAAATAAAATAATCCCTGTCCGTCACATAGGAAATAATCAATAATACTATCTAGTTTCATTTCGAGCATATTGCTCTCATAAACTTTTTTTATAAACTCACGTCGTCCTGCATATGAGTCTTGATCACAGAAGAACTCAACACCCCGCCTCAAGATAAACAGACGCATTTGTGCAAGGTGTGACGACACAATCATTGTGTCTACAGGTAAGTCACCTCGTTTCTCTTTAGCTGCGTTTAGTATCTCTTGAAACTGAGTGCTATTGTTGGACATTTCTATTTCTTCATATCTTTATTTAGTCTAGCGATTGATTAATTTTTCACGCTGTCTTGGAATTTATCTAATGTATCTCCTGTTGTATCACCATCCATCGGATCTGAAGGTGATTCAGGTGTCTCGAATTCAGGAGCTTTCATTTTGAAAACATCACCTAAGTAGAAATTCTGTTGTGCATCAGATTTCCGTCGCCAGTAGTTCTGTGAATAGCCAAGGCTGTTATATAGATTAGCGGCACGATCCTTAGCACCAACCAAACCGGTGGCTTGTTCAGATGCTTGAGCAGCACGCTTAAGTCCATTTACTTGGCTACTTGAGCGTTCATACTGGTTATTGTTAAGTGCTGTATAAGCAGCAGCACCTTGCATGTTACTGAACCCGTCTCCTATACCGCCAATGTTTACACTGTAATCATTGCCAATGTTTGAATACTTAATATCATTATTGTTGCCAATATTGGTAGTCCAATCTTCTTTGTTACCGGCATTCTGATCAATATTATTTTCAGCGGTGTTACTACTGTTATTAGTAGTATTACCACCAATGTTCATATATTTTCTAAGGTTGTCAGAGTAGTTATTTTTGAATTTCTGTGACGATTGCCGTGCTGATTTCTGATAATTCTTCCATGCATCTGAGCCTGTGTACTTCCCTGACTTCTCATCAAAAGTAGAACTCCCTCCTGTATACACTTGGTTAGGTGTATCGTTTTGATATTGTTTGAAGTTGCTTTTGATTTTATTTAAATCAAGTCCATAGTTATCCATTGTTTGACTCTAGGAGAACTGCTGATTGTTAAGGTTAATGCTTCCCATGTTGAGGCTGTAATCATTACCAATCAATGAATTTTCAATTGTATTGTTATCGCCAATGTTTGTTTCCCAGTCACCTTTGTTACCAATATTTTGTTCAATATTATTAGTGATTGAGTTTTCCTTATTAGAAATTGAACTAAATTCTTCAGAACGTTCTTTTGCTAACCCACGGATGAAGTCTTCATTACTCCATTGAGGGCCACCACCTCCTCCCATGTCAATTCCACCTGGGTTGAAGTTGACAGCAGCTGGATTGAATCCACCGGCACCAGCACCTACGGTATTACCACCGCCACCACTACTTCTGCTGCTGCTGCTACTGCTTTTCGAGGGAGAAGAAGGAAGAGCATTGATCATGCGTATCGTTTCGTTGCTCCTAAACTGGCCAGGATTCTGAGCCATGTTTGCTTTAATGGCTTCGGCAGAAACTCCGTTTGCTAAATCTCTCTCAAGATCCATTCCGCCGTAAAAGTTCTGAGCGCCTGCCCATCTTGACTGATCGCCAGCTGCAGTACCTAGTGCCATCTATTTAATCTCTTAATTGTCGATATATCAATTATACACATACTTGGTTACTATTATTTGTAGCTTTATTTCTGCTTATAGCTCCATTGAATTTTCGTTGTATTCCAAATGCAATGCACCACGCCTTAGTAGTCCTCCCATTGTCAGCACCATTGAATCGACAGCGTCATCATGTGGTGAATGCCCGAAGTTGATGAGTTCATCTTCAAGGATGTTCCACTTACGCCATTTATTCCACACAACCTTACCGTGCTCATACAAGCCCAGAACTCCACGTAATCTTGCAAGCTTGTCACCTTTAAACCCTTTGACTGGTGAACAGCTCAGGTTATATAGTGCTCGTTGCTCAAACATCACACGTTTGAAGTCGCCTTCAAATGATGACTGATAAGCAACAGCTTCTGGCCATATCATGCACGGTGACATCGTCGGGAAGTATTGACCCTCATCGTTTTCAAGCACTACATTCCAGTCAGCTAGCATTTCACATAACGTATCCATCTTCTCTAGGTTTCCCATACTCTTGACCCTACGTTGGTCAATTAGGAATATCTTTCCATCCTTAATTCCACCTAGTGTGAAGACTGTCCAATCGTTCTTTTCGTTTAGGCCAGCACTAAGGTCAATGCCTACGCCTAAGCAGTCATAATCCTCTGGGACCTCGCCTTTAATAATAAGGTCTGGTGAGATACCAACGTCACTTGATTGAACTGCTGTATTGAGATACTGGTATGCGAATGCAACACGGTTCTCCATCTTGCGTTCGTTCAAGTATTTCATAGACCAGAACTCTGGCCAATACGAACGTTGTCTACCTTCAGCGTCTGTTATGACAGCTTTCTGGATAATCTGTTTCCAGTTGTTCTTGGGGACAAAGAGGGTCGCGTGAATATCGTCAAAGTGGAAGCGGGTGCCCAAACAGATTGCCCTTGCCCCTTGAAACATCGTTGGTGCGATAACGTTAGACCACGTCTGTTCCATCTCACGGCGAATGTCTGGGTTGTTGATTGAAGCGGCAGATTTGATAGGGTCATCAATAAGCACCAGCTGCGATCGTTTAGAGGTGATTGCACCTTTGAGACCACCACACGCAATTGTAAAAGCTTCTTCACCTGCTGTGTCAATCCCTGCAAAGTCATAGTCAATACTCCAGTATTCATCTGAACGTTTTATCTTTGATAATCTCACCATTGGAAAGATCTCACGGTATTTATTACTTGTCAAAATACCCTTGATGGTTGCACTTTTGGCTCTACTAATGTCAACCATATATGCAATATATAGTATACGCAACATTTGCTTAGCAGCTGTATGTCTACCAATCATCCATGCTGCAAACAATCCGAGCACTGTAGATTTAGCAGAACCTCGTGGTGCAAGGATTGCTGTATTCGGTCCGCTAATTCCAAGCAGACATTCACTATCTATACCTGTACATAGTTCAGCGTGCCATTCCAACATATGCTTAGCTGGAGGTTTACCCATAAGCACACAGAAATCTTGAAAGTTATCCCTTGCTTTTAAAATTTCAGGTGATGGCGGCTTAACTGTTACTTTAGTGGCATTCATTAACGCCGTTCTTCTGTAAGCTAAAGCAACACTTGGAACTGCCATATGACTAAGTTATCTTTCACTTAGTCTATCGTAGGATATAGGATCAGTATTGTGTCTTATATCTACTCAAGTCAAGTCCTCCATTGTACTTATTCTTTTTATCGTCGGAATCTCCACTAGAACCGTAACCATTCATAGGAGTCATGTACTTAGAAAGGTCTAGTCCACCACTCGAACCTCCAGAGTTACTATCACTAGAGCTATTACCTCCCATATTTGTCTTAAATCTTGAAAGGTCCAGTCCACCACTCGAACCTCCAGAGTTACTATTACTAGAACTATTACCTCTCATATTTGTCATGAACTGAGAAAGGTCAACTCCACCACTAGAGTTATTGTTAGAACTGCCGGAGTTAGAACCAGGCATCTGTGTATAGAAGTTAGTTAAGTCAGCCATTCCATTATTTGAATTATTACTAGAGTTACTAGAGTTAGAACCAGGCATGGGTGTCATGAAATCCCCAAGGTCAGGTATTCCACCACCTTGGTTATTTTCAGGCTGACTAGTGGTTTTGTCGGGTTTTTTAATATGCTCTTGAGCTCTATCCTTTGCTTCACTTGCAGCTTTATTTGGAGCCTTCCAGTTGGAATAAGTATCCAACATGTCATTTTTATGCAGCCAATTAGAGGCGTGAACATTCATAGATACGCCTTTACCCCCATCCTTGCCATCCCTAAGAGATGCCATATGATTTGTAATCTCCTCATTTGAGTATCCTTGACGCGATAGATAATCAATATCAGAACCAATAAATCCGTGCTTTTCGTGTTGCTGATATGATCCAATTCCCTTTTCTTTATCATGACCTCTGGCAAAATATGTATCATACTCTTGCAACTTGCCAGCTTCTCTCAAAGCATCTAATGTTGCTTTGTCTGCATGACCATGCCCTCCTTTCTCGCCTCGGCTCTTGCCATACTTTAAAGCTTCATCTGCTAAATTAAGGTTATTTTTTGTAATATAATCTCTATCATGCTTATTGAAATGATTGCCAGCAAGGAAACCGTCGTCATGAACATGTTTAGCAAGGTCATTATTGCGGAAGTTTTCGTGAATATTTTTGCCTTCTAAACTTCCAACATAATTTGTAATTACGTCATCTTGAGCACCCATCTTTTTGAGATAGTCATAGTCTTTTTGACCAAAACTACCCTTCCTTTTACCACCATGATATGCACCAGCAGCATCATTAAAGTATCCGTTTAAATCCGTTGCTCCTGCAAAATCAAACTCATTCTGTTCGTAACCCTGCCTGACTACTGAATTAGTGTTTGCCCAATTTGATCGGTTTGTTAGATACTTGGCTTGGTTTTGAGTGTAGATGTTCTGCTGCTCCATGTCAGCAAAACTTTTTGATTTATCTGCAAAAGACTGCTTTCTCTTCTCAGCCTCTTGAACGCCATATAAGTCTTTAGTTCCTACACCATAATTATTTTTAGAAGCCATTGCATTAAAAACTGTTTCTTTATTGATTATATCTGTTATCTAATTGTTATCTAAACCATCCGCGTTTACGTTCAGCCTG